GGATCTTGAAAAGCAATTTGCCAGTGAACAGGAGATTGAAGGCAAGATCAAAGATCTATCCAAAGAAAAAAATGATGAAAACATCAAGCAGATCAAAGAGATTTACGATCAACTGAAGGCCAGAAAATGAGAGAATTTTCAGTTTATAAATTGCATGTATCAATGGATGCTTTCAAAGGCGATTCCGTCTCTTTGCACAACTTTTTTAAAGCTATTTGTCTAGTCAAGAACGCAGGTGCTTTCACCTATCAAAGCTCAGACACTGGCTTTATCATCGGCTCAGCAACATCAAATATTATCCTTGATGTGTGCATTGATGACTATGAATATACAAACGAATACTTTGATTTGATGCTAGACAATAAAACCATCTCAATGAGATACCTTGTTGAGAAAATGGTGACCATTTCTTTAAAGGTCGTTCGCAATCGTAAATATTGCAAACAGGTCTTAGCCGCTCAAGATCCAGAAAAGGAATTGATCAAACTGGCTAATCGATTTTACAAAACGCTTTATATTTCAGCGGTGGACAATCTCCACTTTACAAAGAGAGTAAGAAAAAATGCTCAATAGAATGCACCTTATCGGCCGCGCTGGCAGTGATCCACAAGTCAAGAAGATCGGTGAAAAAGATCTTGCTACTTTTTCAGTTGCCTATTCAGAGAGATACAAAGATCAAGATCAAGTTACCTGGTTTAACTGCGAAGTCTGGGGACAACTTGCCAATCTCGTCTCAACTCAACTCAAGAAGGGGGATAAGATCACCGTTATCGGCAAGATCCAGATCAACCAACACGAGGGGAAAACTTATGTCAAACTCCTTGCAAGTGAGATTATCTTTCTATGAAAATCAAAGATAGAAAATCAATTCTCAATCTCTATATCTCAACTAAGCTCATCAGTTTGCTAGATGCCTTCAGTGATAGGCACTCTATCAAAGTTTCAAAGTTAGCTGAAAAGCTTATGCTTGACGGTCTCAATAAGTCTGATCTTGATCAAGTTTTGTCTATCGATGATGATGATGCTATTGAGAAGATCACTACTAAAATCATCAGGGAGTTAGATCATGGCGAAAAGTAAACCATCCACAACAGCCGATAAAATCGTTAAAAATGATATGGTTGATTCTAAAGCCGGCAAAAATAGTACTGCACTAACAAAAAAGCCAGAAGACAAGTCAGAGGTTGCAAAGAGAAAGAGGCTGATCTCAACCGAGCAGGTGCTTGATTTTATCTCTCAAGGCCTATCCCAAACTGACGCTTTATCTCTTGTTGGGATCGCATATAGCACTTGGAATGGATGGATGAAAAACGATCCGGATTTGGTGGCAGACATCAAGCGAGCTGAAATCTCATTGAAGATCAAGCACCTTCAGAATATTCAAAGGCATTCTGAAAGTGATGTGCGTGCAAGTCAATGGCTACTCGCTCGCAAGTTTCCGGCTGAATTCGGAGAGAAGGCAACGATTGACATGAACACAAAATCAGATGACTCAAAGGTGATCATCAATGTTATTCAGCAGGTGCAAAAAGAGAAACACGCTCAAGTGGTGCAAGTAAATCACGAATTGCCAGAAGAAATTGACGATGAAGAAGACTGATATTGAGCTCAAACTAAATTCTTTACAAATCGATCTGATTGACAAGCTGATCTATTCTCATGATCCATTTATTGCAGTTAGAGCCGGTTGGGGTAGTGGCAAGACTTCGGCGCTTGTGTTTGCCTTGTGGACCTGGTCAAGCATCCATCCAAATAAATCATCTCTTTTGATCACCGACACAGCGCCACGCTATCGATCGGTCTTAGGTCCAGAAATTGAAAAGTGGCTTGTGCCTTATGGTTGGATATACCACCAACAAGAAGGAAAATGGACGGCGCCAAATGGTCATATCGTTTGGTGCAGATCTTATTTCAGACCAGGTACAAGAGACGCAACACATAATCCACTGGAAGGCCTTAACATCACTTCAGGCCTTGCGTTGATTGATGAATGTCAAACTCTATCTGAAGAAGTGGCTCAGAAGACTTTAGGCCGTCTTCGATCTGGTCCATCTCCGAAGCTGGTTATGGTTGGCCTTCCAGTTTGGGGAGCTTGGTGGGTAGACTTTGCAGAGAAAGCCGGATGCACGCCAATTTTCTATTCAAGCCATATCAACAAAACCAATCTATCTGAAGCATGGTTTGAAGCAGTCAAGAACCTGCCAGAAGCTGAACGCCTTGCGATGGTAGAAAATCAGCCAAAGCCACCTCAAGGCGTTGTTTTCAGTGAGTGGACACTAAGCCACATCATAGATGATTGGCAATACCAGCCTTCTATGAGTGCAAGAATTGTGGTTGACTTTGGCTTTAGAAAACCTTCAGTTTTGATCTTGACTCATGATCCGTCTCTAAATGCTGAAGTCATCTGTGCTGAAATCAATCCTCAAGAAATCACATTGTCAGATCTTGCTAAAGAGATCTTGAAGATCGCTGCACCTAGAGAGCTGGCCAAACACTACCCCAGCCGTATCTTGCTTGATGGTGCATCCGGTGATAAGGCTGGCTCAGCTAGATCAGATCGCACCGCTCTATCTGCCTTCCATGAGCTGGCTAAGCCACCGGCGCAAGGTGGCATCGGTATGCCTTTTAGGTGGTCAACTGATCCAATACGAACCGACATCTTAAACGGCGTTCAAAGAGTTAAAAGACTCATCCATCAAAGGCGAATTCTATGCACTAAAGATGTATGGGATAAAGGTGGATCAGCTCAAGGCAATTCTTTCAGAAAGGCAATCTTATCCTATGCTTGGGATGGCAAAGAGATGCCAAAGAAAGACGGAAAGGAAGATCCACTAGACGCGCTCAGATACGATGTTATTAATTGGCTTTGGCGTGATAGTGAGATACTGCCAGATAAGCCAATTCCATCCACTTCTTTGACGGTCAAAAAGAAGATCGATCTTGTGCAATCACATATCAAAGCAATGAGGAGTCACTAAATGCTAGAAGAGAATAAGATCCACTTGGGAGACTGCCTTGACCTCATGCCATCAATCCCCAGCAAATCGATTGATATGATCCTTTGTGATTTGCCTTATGGAACGACGGACTGCGAATGGGATTCAATTATTGATATGGATAGACTTTGGGCGCAGTATGAGAGAGTGATCAAAGATAATGGGAATATCATTTTAACAAGTCAAGGCATGTTCACAGCTGATTTAATGACGTTCAAACGTACTTGGTTCAGTCATGATTATGTATGGATTAAAAACATAAATAGCAATTACGCATTAACAGGTATTCAACCGCATCGAATATTTGAAAATGTTCTAGTGTTTAGACCACCTAGAAAAGACGATATAGATCGAGCCTTTAACTTGGAATTGAGGGCATATTTTACAAAAGTAAATGCTTTTATTGGCTTAACAGCGGGGAAGATTGAAAATGTTTTAGGTCATATGGGATATCATCATTCTTATGGTGTGAAAGGCTCACAATTTGCATTGTGTACAAGAAAAACATATCAAGAGTTGATCGAGCATTTCAAGATTGATGAGATGGATGGTTTTTTATCGTACGATACTCTTGTATCTATGAATCCGCCATATACTTATAATCATGGGGCTAAGGTAAAAAGGGAATATGTACGATCAAAAAATAGCTTTGCTTCTGACATGTATGGGAGGATAAAGAACAATAAAGATAAAGAACATATAGAAAGAGAATATGAGAACTATCCTAAAAATGTTTTATATTTTGATGTAGAACGAGGACTACACCCAACGCAAAAGCCAGTAGCCTTGTTTGAATACCTAATCAAGACATACACCAACGAAAACGAGCTAGTCTTAGATAATTGCTCAGGCAGTGGCACCACCGCCGTTGCCTGCATGAATACCAATCGCCGTTTCATCTGCATTGAGAGAGATGAGACCTATCATCGCAAGTCAATTGAGAGACTGGCAAATCATGAACCACTGTTGCATATGCTTTCTGCATATAAATGAATTGAAAATATGCAGAAAGGAGATACGCAATGCACAAAGAAATGACTGATGATGAGAGAGTCTTGATGATCGAAGAAATGATTGAACGCGGGGAAGTTTATGATGGATATAGGGATGATGAAAAGGTCTTTTATTCTAAAAGAAACAGGAAATATGAGTGCACTAGAGAAGAGTTTATGAGCGCTTATGATCCCCAATTAACATGGATTGCCATCGCTCAAAAGTTGAAGATGAGTCAATCAGCTTGCATCAAGTTTGGGAGACAGTATTTAACTTGTGATGAAGGCCGTAAAAAGAAACCGAATTATGCAAGAAAAGTGACTGATGAGCAAGTTATTACTGCGTTCAAAGGCTATCCCAATAAGCGAATGTCAGCGATTGCACTGGAGTTAAAAATCGAGTGGCCTAGCCTCTATTATAGAGCAAGAAAGTTGAAGCTGATTCCATGAGAAAAGAAATGACTTCAGATGAAAGAATTTTGATGATCGAAGAGATGATCGAACGCGGGGAAGTTTATCACGGCTATCGTGCGAATAAATACCCATCAACATTGCCAGAGACCAGCAAATCAAGTGCAAAGTACAAACCTAGAACGGCGGTGGAATGCTCCAAAGAGAGATTTATGAGCATCTATTGTGCTGAAAAAAGCTGGGACACTATGGCACAAGATTTGGGAATCAGCCGGCAAACTTGCATCAGATTGGCCTTTAAGTTTGGCATTGATGCAGGTGCAAAAGAACGAGCTTATAAAGTACCGGATTCACAAATCAAGCAGGCCTTGATTGATCTTCCAGAAAAGGGATTGACTGGCATCGCAAGGGAATTAAAGATGAGCGTTCACACTCTCAGATATAGAATGAAAAGGCTTGAAATGATATGGTAGCTTAAAGGGATAGGTTGATCTTCTTGATCTTATCTTCCACTCTATCCAATCGATCAGCCAACTCGTTATCACCGATCAAGATTCTAGTTTGATCTTTGGCTTGAGCATCGATCTTGCTTTCTAAGAGATTGATCTTCTTTTCAATCTCTTGTCTCTCAAAGTCACATACCAAAGCATGGTCTTTGTCTTCTCTCTCTTTTTTCTGCATCTTCTGAAACATCAAGGCTACTAGGATGATCAAGGCAAGTGGCGTGTTGTCTTTGGTGATCTTCATGAGCTCTTGAAATTGGCCAATTTCTGGCGGTAGCTCAACGAGTGATTGCGTTTGAGCCGGCGAAGGTGCATCGGCTTGAGCAATGAGCATCGAATCTTCTGGATATAAAAACATATCTTCTTCTTTCTGATAAATGAATTGATCTGGGATCATCTTTATTTTACTGTCTTTTTTAAGTAGCTTTTCAATTCTTTTTTCTGAGTAGTGGATAACCACTTTTGAGCCTTCCAGAAACTCGCAATCTTCCAATTCATATACTTGACCTTTGAAAAAGATCTTGCCGGAGGTAGTGATAAAAAATTCATCATTTATCTTGCACATATTTTCACCTTGAGCGTGTTTATAAATTGGGTTGCTTTGTGTTTCTAGGTGTAGATTTTTTTCCTTTCTGCGCCTAGTTTTAAATTTTATTTGATATAATGGTATTTTGTGCAATAAGATATAAGTTAATTGATTAAGGTGAACAAATGACTTCATTCCCATATATGACCATGACAAGATCCACTCAAGAGATGCCGTATTTATCTCAAGAAAGACCACATTTTCAATCTTATGGGATCAGTGGGACATCTATTCAAGGCGGTTACATAACTGGCAAGGAACAAAATCCGGCGCTATCTGGCAGATCATGGACCAGAGAAGCGGAAGATATGCTGGCCACTGATCCAATCATCAGACGGTCTTGGAGCCTGGTCAAGCAAACTTTGTTATCTGCAAAGTGGGAATTTAAGGCTGGTAAAGACGGCGATCAAACAAGTGAAGAGTTGGCAAGATTTGCCAATGAGGCCTTTGGATTTAAGGGATATCCGGGGATGATGGAATTGTCTTTTGAAGATCAACTAAATTATCTTCTAGAATTTATTCCCCATGGTTGGAGATATGCAGAAGAAATTTATTGTGTCGCTAAAGACTCACTAGGAAAAGAGAAGGTCTTTCTTAAAAGATACGCTGACCGTGAGCCTTCATCTCATCAGCAATGGCTATCAGCTGACAAACAGAATTTAGATGGTGTTATTCAAATCATGGTCGGCGGGGTAAATCCCGAACCTATCCCAGCGTCAAAACTTTTACTTTTGACTCTCAATAGAACCGGATCAAACTTTGAAGGGATTGGCCTTTTGCGTCCGTGCTGGTGGTGGTGGAAAGAGAAACAACGGTCCGCCACTCTCATGGCTATCGGCCTTGAGAAATGGGCTGTGCCTACGCCAATTGTTAAAGTCAATCGTCAAGCGATCGATCAGATGGGAATTTCAAGTGGTGATGTTGAGGCAATGATCAATGAGGCTCAGCAACAAGCGCAGGCCTATGTTGTGCAGGAGCAAAGCTATTTAGTTGAAAATAATATTGTTTCTTTTGACACCTATGGAGGATCGGCCGGCTTTGATGCTGGTGGCGCTTTGCAAGTTATTCAAGAGTGCGACAATCAAATTTCTCAAGCCTTCATGGCTCAATTTATGAATTTGGGGATATCCGACACTGGATCAAGATCAGTCGGTGAAGTGCATCTATCCGTTTTTAGAAGAGCGTGTATCAATTTTCTTGACCTGGTGGCCAGTGCAATCAGTGGACAAGATAGACGGGGAGGCGGCACAATTGGCCGTCTTATTCGTTGGAATTATGGAAACATCGAGACAACAAAACTCCCCCGCTTAGTGCATACCGGCCTAGATGCTGATGCACTTGCAGACGCTTTGATCTCATTGCCTTCTTTAGTACAAGCTCAACTACTGACGCCAGATGATGATCTTGAGCGTGCTATCAGACAAAAGATCGGCGCCGGTCAGTTGCCAATGGAGGCCACTAGAACCGCACAAGATCGAGCAGTTGCACAAAATCCAGCCTTGGCGATGGCTGAGAGATTGCGAGCTATCAGATGAATGAAAAACAAATCTCTTTGGCAAAACAAAGATTGATGAATAGACGCTTTGGCGCTTATCTCAATGCTCCTAAAAAATATGAGGGAATTGATTTTACTCCACCTCAAGGGGTAAGAGACGCAGCGATCAGGGCACTAAAGAAACGGGCTGAGCAACCACCTTCAAAGCGTGGCATGACGGCGGTGGGTATTGCTCGAGCAAGAGATTTATCAAATGGAGTCAGCCTATCACCAGAGACCATTAAAAGAATGGTGGCCTATTTTACAAGACACGAAGTCGACAAACAAGGCTCCACTTGGGAAGAGTATGGCAAGGGAAGGCAGGCTTGGGATGGTTGGGGAGGTGATGCAGGTTTCACTTGGTCAAAGAAGATTTTAGCACAAATGGAGAGAGCCGATGCGAAAGAGAAAGCATTGTCAGAGACTTCCATGCAGGCCGCCAATCGTACTGACTTTAAGACATTTAGAGAAAGAATCCGGTTGGGGGAAGTTGCTTTATATCCAGGACAAGACATTAAAGTGCTTTCTTTGGGTAAGGTCAACAGCCGGATCAACGGCGAGACTATTCAAGAA